CGGTATCATCGACTTCGACATGTTCGTTGCGCAGACGGGCCAGTTCCATGTGAGCAAACTGACGAGGGCCCATTTCCGCGGATCATCGCAACTCGCCCAAGGAACCCCCGCCGCAGTGTGGGAAAACTACACCACCAACAAGGACTGGGCGTCCATCAGCTGGACCGTGGCCAATGGCGTCCTGACCCCTAAGATTGTGTACGGCAGCAACAGCATCCCTGCCGGCACCCTGGAGTTCGTGGTCGTGGTGACGATCAAGGGGAGCGGGTCCTTCCAGACTCCGCAGCAGTGATAGGTAAACGAGAGGCCAACCGTCCTGGGCCACCCTCTCGGGCAGCCCAGTCTGGTTGACCGACTCGCTTACGCGGCCGCCGCCTTCTTGCCGCGCTTAGCCCGCAGTTCCGCCGGGACCGGCAGATCCGCAACCTTGGTCTCCTTGTCCTGGTTGCTGGGCTCCGCCTTCGGGGCGGTCTCCGCCTTCGGAGCGGTCTCCACGGCCGTGAGCGCCTTCTCGACATCCGAGACCGAACCGCCAACCGCTGCCTTGAGCAGCAGATCCATCTGAGCGGTCAGCGCCTCGACGTTCTTGGCCGTCGGCAGGTGGTTGAGCCGCAGGTGGATGCCTGCGACGCCCTCGTTGACCTGGCGCTCGATGTCCGCGAACCGCGCGTCCACCTTGCGGTCCAGGCCCTCGACCTTGTTGCCCAGCTCATTCACCCGACCGCTGACGCTGGACAGACCGGAGTCCAGTTCCTCGCTCTTCTTGGAGAGTTTCTCGATCTGCTCACCGTGCTGGAAAATCTTGTAGCCAGCGAAACCGGAGACAGCGACACCCGCAACAGTCGAACCGATGATACCCCACATGGTAACTCCTGGCGGGAGGGGGATGTTGATAAATGGATATGTCCCTCCCTTCATCTTCCTTATCCCCAAATCATTGGCCGTTTTTGCACTTTAGGGCACAAACGTCCTGACCAGCTCCAGGAACTGACCATACGGTATTACCGCGTAATCCCCGCTGGCAGTCTTGTGGTGGGTGGGCGTGCAGACCAGATCTCCGACTTGCAGAGTGAACCCCGACTGCTTGGTAGAGTCCTGATGACACGTGAGGGGCCGGTCCAGCACGTCGACCGGCACGACGGCTAGCTCTCCGTGTCCTTGAAACTCAACCACATAGGCTGGGGTCTTACCGAGCCGATATGCCTGTTTCTTCAGGAAGTCGAGATCCCGGTCTTCCACCCGGTAGTGGGTGTGTCCCGTAGTCTTGGCCTCCACCAACCATGCGTCGCTCCGGACGTCCCGTCTGGCGCCCCACCGGGCCCCGGAGGCAGGGGTTGTCCTGCCTCCGAGGTCCTGGGCGATACGACGCTCCTGTTTCACCGACAGTTGTTTGGGCGTCTTCTTCACGGCTCCCCAAACGGCAGAGCTTGTTGCCGGTGGGTCTCAATGGCCCGTTGTCGCACAAACACGGCCACTCGTTGAACCCACGGGGACACAGCGTCAAACAGGGCATCAGAGTTGCTGGGGCTATCGGCCCACACGTCTGCCGCGGGACGTAGATCCAACGCCTCCTGTTTGGTCGGCGCCACTACCTGCAGCACCATCTCGACGTTGCCGTGACGGATCGTCATGAACGGTTCCTTTGCTGGCCTACCCATTCTCCACCTCCTTGTTGATGTCATCTCCGTACATGCTGGCGTCTGGCAGGCTCTCCAGATTGGGGAACGTGTTGATCCCCATGTCCGCCCACGGACGGATCGTGTTGATCAGATGCAGCACCGCCGTGGATAGGATCTGCATGTCCTGATCCAGCTTCTTGACGGTCCGCTCGACCGTATCGACCCGCGCCTTGGTGGAGTGGGTGGTGATGTCGCTGCGGATCTGCTGCACCTTACTGTCCAGCGAGTTGGTCACCTGCTCCAGCCGGTCACACATCTCGTTGATCCGGTTGTTCATGTTGCTGATGTTCTCGGTGATGGTGCCGGGCAACTCCGCAGGCGCGGGCGTCGCGGGTGCGGGAGCGTCACGCCGTACGGGAATGAACGAAGGCTTGCCGATGGCGGTCGGAGGCGTGATGGGCCTGCGGACCGGCTTGGGCACCGTGGGTTCGACGGGCGGTGGCGTTGGCTCCGGTTCCGGCTCTGTGGGTTTGACCGGTTCCTCTGTCTCCGGAACATCATCCTCGTCATCCAGCTCTGCGAAAGTATCGTCGTGGCTCATCTGCTCCTCCTGTTGCGGATCATCTGGGGGTGGGGCTTCCGCCCCTTCTGGCGGCCACTGCGCCGCCGGTCCTTCTCCCCGCATGCTCTGTTGAATGGTCTCTAGGTATTGCCGCACCCCCGGACGGAGGTGCGACTCCTTGCACACCGACAGGTCCGCCGCCATGAACAGCTCCTGGTGTTCCAGGAACCAGTCGGACAGCTCGCTAGGCTTGAACCGATACGCTCCCCCCTCCATCGTCAGCCCCATCGTCATGATGGCGACGTGACGTATCTCGGCCTTATCGAGCACCGAGATCGACTTCTTGGACAGCTTCACGGGCTTCGGTGCCTTCGGTGCCTTGGGCGTCTTAGCTTTCGGCATCTCTTGCCCTCACCATGTTGTGGCAGTTCAGGACCATCGCGTCCGCGTGTTGGTAGCAATCCCCATCACACGGTAATGACAGCCGATCCCGGTTGTCCTGGATAAACGCGATAATCTGATCCCGCATGTCATTTACTGGGTTGGCCGGAAGGTCCTGTGGATCCAAGCGGTAGTGGAGCAGATCCTCCATCTGCTGGACCGTAACCTCTGGCGCAACCCTTATACCCAATTGTTCCCAAACGATGTGGCGGAGTTCCGCACGTGTCAGCACAGCACCTCCAATCGTGCGTCAATACCCTCGAACCCGTGGTCTGGGCCGTGATACTTGTTCGCGACTACCGATACGAAGCAGCTGTCATCCACATCAATAGTAGTCGCAATCAGGTCCTCCACGACCTTTATCAGGTTTGACGCGTCTTTCCTTTTGAACAGATTTTTTGTCGTCTTCGGATACCCCGCGTTGTAGAGCGATGGCACGTAGATATTCAGCACTAAACGGTGAGGCTGGTTCTGGTCCGGTTTTTGGAAGTCGAGGGGCAGCTGTCTCATCAACTCGATCGTTGCTTTCGACAGAAACACCTTCATCTCTTTGGACGGGACCATCCCGAACCTGGTCTTGGTGTACATCTTGTTGGCGCTCGGGGGGAGGAGCGGGATCCTTGCCTGATACACCGTCCTCACTGCTTGCTGGTCGTACTGGCTCACTGGGTCTTTCCTTCCGCCGAATCGCCCCCTTGTACTGGCTGGGCATGGGGGCCCGGTTGGCGTGTTGTCCATAGTTTTGGCCACCCCGGGATGCCAGTGACTGGTCCCGGTACATAAGTTCTCGATACAGGCGCTCAATCGACTTGGAGATCTTGCGCCTCCGTTCCTCCAGCTGGGCGTGCCCCTGCTTGAAGTAGAGGTAGTCGGCCACCGCACCCAAGTAGACCTCGTTCGTCTCTACCTCGATGTTTCGGGCACTCTCGTTGGTCAACTCCTTGTTCAGTGCCGCCTCCTTTTTGGCGAGCGCGTACTGAAGATCTACCTGTGCCTTGGTGATGCCCTCGAACGTAAGGACCCGTGTGATCTCGTCGCTCAGGTAGTTGTAGAAGACCTGGAAGTCATCCACCAGATCGACCAGGTCATCGATCGCCAGTTCCCGGAGTCTCCTCGGCATCTCAGGTTCCCCGATCGGGGGCGCCTCTGGCTGCTTGAATCCTGTTCGTTGGAGCTCCTGCTCCAACGTGTCCTTCAGTGCGATGAACACATCCATCAACCCTCCCGGGGCCTGCAGTGGTACTGAAACTTACACTGCCGGCACACGTACATGGCGTCGATGCGGTCGGGCGGTTCCTGCCGTTCCACATGACCCTCCACCTCCTTGAGCAGCCCGACGATCGAATCCCACGTCTCCTTGGAGAACGGGACGCGGAACAGCTTCTTGCTGCCGTTGTTGCGGTTCACGTACAGCAGCTGGGCACGGGGCGTGTCCATCGCGTACATGTAGAGGTGGAGTTGCCACACGTGCTCAGTCTTTGGTTTGCTGAGGGACAGGAAGCTGGAGTCGCCGATCGACTTGATCTCCAGAACCCAATCCTCATTACGGAACAGACCATCCGTGCTACCCGCCACATGCAGGTCCTCAATCCGGATCTTGCACTCATCCACGAACCCCTCATGCTGGCTGAGCCGCTTCTGGATGATGTGGTGCGTGCCGTGCCCTTCGTCGAAGATCGCCTGCGTGGCGGAGTCGTGCTGTGGTTGTGGCGTCACGTTGGTGCGGTCGTAGTAGAGGGCGCGCTTGCAGGTCGTCGGTGACACCGATGATGGGTGGTACACTCCGACCTCGCGCGTCCACTTACCCCGCATCTCACGGTTCACCAAGTCATCCAGCAGGTCCGACACGTTGAAATCTTCGCTGTGCTGGGGCACCTCCCCTGACAGACACCGCAGACCCTGCTCCTTGACCTCGTAGGGAGGCGGAAGCTTGGGCTTGTTCTCCAGCATCCGTGCCCTGTGACGGGTCGCCAGATAGGCGAACCGATCCTTCTGATCCTTCTGCTCCGTCACGACAACCCCCTCTTGACCAAACCCAAGAACGCCAGATAGCCCAGCGCCACGTACTTCGCTTTGCCGAACGATATGAGCAGGCAGTGCCCGCGGACCGACCGTTCAGCAAACCTGTCATCCAACACCACCCTGCCCTTCAGGGTGGCGTCCAAACGCGTCAACTTGAGCCCAAGGAAAAATCCTTTGGGGAACAACTCATGCGGCACAACCGCCAGCTCTTCCCGCCCCTCCAGGTGCACCAGAAGAGCGGGGGTCTTACCTCGGGCCCCTGCCCGGCTGGTCAGGTCGGCCAGCGACACCTCATCAACCGTCACCGAACCTTTGCCTGACAGGGACTCTGTCATGAAGGCCGGGGTCACCACCTGCTCGAAGAAACCCCAGTTGGTGTCGGGGTCACTCCTACGGCGGTTCTGCTCATCCCGACTCTGGAGCACGTCCCGTCCACGGATCGACGCCAGCACCATCCGTATCAACAGGTAATAATCCCGGTCCTCAAAGATCTCCTCCGGCATGGTGGTCCAGCACATGTCCCCCAGCATCCGTCTCACCGCGGCGAGGTCCTGTTCATGTACGTGCGTCAGCACGGCCAAGCCACTCACTCGGTGCGTGATGTTGTAGAGGTCATGCGGAGCTGGAGAATCTGGGGTCTTGTGGATGACGAGCCCCGGCAGAAACGGGGTCGCCTCCACGACACGAGCATCTAAGTCAGGTCCTACCATGACCTCCACACTAGCCATGGCCAGCCGCCATCTTGGCCTTCACGGCCTCTCGCAGCTCCGTCAGAGCGGTGGGGGTGCTGATCAGTACCTCCATCACACCCTCCAGGCCGCCCTGGATCTTGTCCTCGTACTCCATCAGGTAGTAGAAGGGGCCGGCACGGCGGATCAGCCCCATCTCCTTGGCGACGTTGACGAGACCCGACAGCAGGTCGATCCCGTGACCCGGGATGAAGCGGTACGTACCCTCGGCACCTTCTGCAATACCGAGCTTGCCCTTACCGATCTTCCAGTTGATCTCCTTGAACAGGATGTCTCCCTCCTTGTTCTTGGTCACCTTGCCGGGCCGGATGATCAGGTCGATGGCCTTGGCGTGTTTGAGGGCGTAGCCGGACGGCTGGCTCCACGGATTGAACTTGGCGGAGTAGGCGTCCAGATTGGCGCGGACCGGAAGAATCAGAAACAGGGTGGTCTGGTTGAGCTCGTCACCTGGAGTCCGCATGGCCGTGTAGAACTTCTGGCAAAACGTGGTCATGAGGCTGGCCCACGTGGCCATGCGGGCGTCCTCATTCAGCGCCTTCTTGACCGAGTCCTTGGTCTCGCCTGAACCCAGCTCGTTGATGATGCCGATCTGGAACTTGTTGGACCGCACCAACTTCAACACCGCGCTGAGCAGTACCTCTGCCGGATTCTCCAACGCCTCCATGTTGCCGAGGTTGATGAAGAGGGTGTTGCCGACCTCCTCGCCCCATTGTTCCGGAGTCGCGGTGTCTGGGTCGATACCCTCCTGAAGCAGTTCATCCCTGGTCTTCCGGATCTTCACACCTGCCATCCGCATGAACGGAAGGTCCGGCAGGTATCCAAACGACATCCAGAAGGCATTGGCCTTCTGGCCATGTAGACGCTGGTTCTCCGCGATGATGTGGTTGGTGATCAGGTCCTTGCCGGCACCATCCGGTCCAAACACCTGATTGATCGTACCGGCCGGGAAGCCGCCGTTCAGCGCCTGGTCCAGATCCATCACACCGGTAGGACGGCGGATCAGATAGGGCGTCCTCACCTCGCTGAGCGGCTTGATGCTGGCCGCGTCCCCCAGGTCTTTTTGGATTGAACCGATCAGGTCGCTCAGGTCGTCCCGTTGGTTCTGGTTGGTTGTGTCTTTCTTCGCCTTAGCCATCTTTCCCTTCCTTCCGCTGACTCTCCTTTACGCCGAGAGCCGCGATTTGGGCGCGGTTGATATTGAAATCTACTGGTGGGGTCCTGATGACGGCCTTTCCGGACGCCACCTTTTCGAGAGCCTCTTCCTCCGTCCGGCACTCCCCACTTTCCAGCAGGGCCTTCACGGCGGCGTAATCGATTCCGTACTTCTCCATCGTCATGGTGACCTCACTTGCACTCGTACCAGTTGGAGCCGCTCTTCCCCGCGGTATCCAACGGCACCCTTAGATCGAACGAGTTGAAGGGGTGGCCCATGTGCTGCCCAATCCTCTCGTTCAGCTCCCTATCCTCAACGACCGCTTCCGGCATCTCGAACACAATCTCGTCATGCACCTGGATCAACATCCGGGTACCTGATGCCGTGATGAGCGGGTCTTCATAGATCTTGATCATCGCCATCTTCACGATCTCGGAGGCCGTGCCCTGGATGGGCGTGTTCTTGACCTTGCGCTCCGCCTCCGACTGCTCTGACCGGATGGTGGAGTTGAGGCCCGGAACGCCACGGCGGCGCTTCAGGATGGTTTCGCAGTAACCTGCGTCCCTCGCGTTCTTGATCGCGTTCTCGAAGTACTTGGTGACGGCCGGGAAGGTCTTGAAGTACTTGTCGATCAGTTCCCGCGCCTTCTCCACATCCACCCCGATCGTCATGGCCAACTTGTTGGCGCCCTGTCCGTACATGAGGCCGAAGTTGATGGTCTTGGCGATCTTTCTGTACCCGATCAACTCCTTCTCACGAGGACTGATTACCTCGTCGGTCTCCTGCTTGTTCTTCTTGGCTTCGCCGATCCGGTCATCCTTGGCGCGAGCCTCTTGGATCGCCTCATACGACGTGCCGAACATTGTGGCGGCGGTGCTGGAGTGGACGTCCAGCCCCGTCATGATGGCGTTGCAGAGCGTCGGGTCACCGGACATGTGGGCCAAGATCCGCATCTCCAGCTGCTCATAGTCACGGGCCATCAGCTTGTAGCCAGGGCTCGCGATATAGGCGGACCGGATGTACGAGGGCTGGTTCTGCAGGTTTGGATCCGACGATGACAGACGACCAGTACGTGCACCTGTCTGGTTGAACGTACAGTGGATACGCCCGTCACCGTGGACCTGCCGCAGCAGGTTGACCGTGTAGGTTGAGAACTTCTTGTCGAGATCCCGGTACTTCAGCAAGTTGTTGGCGAACTTGCATCCCTGTCCCGCCCACACCTTCAGCGCCGTCTTGTTGAGTTGGCGAGCTCCGGTCTCCGTCACAGCCAGCGCTTGGTAACCAAGTTGGTCAAAGAACAGCTGACCCATCTGGTCGTTGCTGTTGAGGTTCACGTACAGTTGTTGAAGCTGCCGACCGAACCACTTCTGGATACCCAGAATCTCTGCCTCCAACTCCGGCCCTTGGCGCTGAAGCTCATCCTGGTCCAGTCGAATGCCCTCCCGCTCCATCGACCACAGCACCTTGGTGAACGGCACCTCCGTCTTGACGAAGTAGTCCCACAGAGTTGGGTAATCCGCACTGTCCGTATTAGCCCGTAATAATTCGAGGCGCAGCGCCTTGAACAGATTGAAGGTTGCGTACGCGTCAAGACCCGCGTAGTTCACGACCTTGTCCTCATTGGCAGGGTCCAACAGCACTTCTTCGAGCGGGCGCTTGCGGAGATCAGATCCAAACACCTTCTGGAACGACACCATCTCGATGCCGAGATACCGCTTGGTCAACTCCTTGAGTCCGTGAGGAGCGTCGGAGTCGATGAGCGCGTGCATCACCATGGTGTCGTAGACACGGTAGTGGTTGCGGAGCGTGTGCCGGTTCAGGTCGATCCCCACGTTCAGCAGCATCCACTGGTCGAAATTGACGTTGTGACCGATCAGCTTGAGTTCCGGGTTCTCCAGGAAGTCCTTGAAGTAGGGCATGGCCTCCGGAAACACAACGTACCGGTCTTTGCCCGAAGACAGGGACAGGATGATGGCCCGGTCGCCCGTCCTGGAGAGGCCGGTGGTCTCAGTGTCGAACGCCACCACCTTCTTGGTCGATAGGGTATGGAGCGCGCGTTCCGCGTCGTCCCACGTACGGACCCGAACGGTGTCGGGCAGCAAACTAAACATTGACATGCAGCACCATACGGGATGAGGGGGATCCGGGTGGGGGCCCCTCAGGACCCCCACCCATCACCTAGTTGATCAGCGGCTCCACGGTACTGAATCGCCGTCTTCCTTGTCCGGAGAGACGAACTGCTCCTGAGCCTTGTCGTTGAAGAACTGATCCACCAACCGCTGCACTGACGCCACGTCGCCCCACTCCGGTGGGACCGCGCGGTTCATGGCTTTGGCCTGATCCTCCATCGTCATCCGGTCGAAGAAGATGAAGTTGAAGGGCTGCTCCAAATCCTTGGACAGCTGCGGATACTGCTTCTTCGGCGTGAAGCCCGTCACGACGACGCGGCTGGACTTACCGACCGCCTCCGACACGACCGTGAGGTCGTAGTCCCACGGGCTCTCGACGGGCTCGGGGCGAGTCGGGTTCTTGCAGCCCTCCGAGAACGAGACGTCGTCACCGCTTCCGTGACGCACCACGCACTCGATCAACTGTCCCGCCATCCCGGTCTTACCGCAATCCTGGCAGGTGACCTCCTCGGTCTGGAAGATCTTCTCATCCATCGGGTCGATGGTCTTGTCGTAGTGGTTGGCGAACTGGCTCCCGCAGGAAGCGCAGTTGTAGCCATACACCGACAACTCGCCCTTGTTGCAACCCACGCAGCGGTTGTTGAGTTCGTGGAGCTGCTCCTCAAACCCACGCTTGGCGGATGGCCACAACGACCAGTGCAGCCGCTGACCAAACGTCTTCTTGACGCCCTGGTTGCAGAGTTCGCAGACCGACTGACCGAACCGGTTCTTGCCAGTACAACGCACGTAGTCATAGTAGGGGTTTCCAGCCTTGGATTTGCCCTTCTCGACCTCGTGGAAATCCTCCAACACCACGACCGTCACGGCGAACTGCTCGCTCGCCATCAGGTCCGCGTTCTGCTGCTTGATGGCGTAGTAGTACAGGAGGTCCGGAACTTCCCGCGCACCATTGTGGGAGTTGCCGATCACGTTGCGGTTGACCTGCTTGCCCGTCTGAGGGTCATTGGACTTGTGCCACTTGCTGTAGTAGCTGAACCACAGCTGCTCAGGGTTCTGCGGGATCAGACGGATCCGCGTGGGGATCTGACCCGGGCTGAAGAACTTCATGCGCATGGCCCAGTCCGGGGCCTTGCCGTCACGGGGACCCGCGCTACCGCCACCCGGCTTACCCTTGCTCTTCATGAGAGCGTCTCGATGGGCAGCGGCGCGGGCGTGGAACTCGGTGAAAGACTCTGACTTACTGTTGACTGCCATTTTTGGTACCTCAGTGTTGTTGGTGAAACCGCCCCTTCGATGGCGGCCTTTATGTGCTCCGGGGACAGGTCGTCCGGAGAGACGGGATCACTCGTCCCGTAATCCCCTACCCTAACGTCCGCTCCCCGCAGCTGTTTGGATACGACGCGTGTGGCGTCCTTGCCCGCGTCGTCATTATCGAGAAACAGCACTAACCGATTGGCCACCCTGGTCAGAAGGGCCTGCTGTTCGAGTGACAGGGACTTGCCCAACAGCGCAACCACATAGGGGTAACCCGCCTGGGCCACCCACATGGCTGCCTTGAAACCTTCACAGATGACCACCGGCTCCACCGGATGGTAGCGGCTGGCCTCGTAGAACTTGTTGAGACCCCATACGATCCTGCCCTTGTGCAGCTCGTAGTGAGGGTGGACCTCTTCAAGCTCCTGTTTGTAGATCTTGTACCGCGGATAGTCGTCCACGACTGTCCGTCCCGATAGCCCCACCAGGTTGCCCAGGTGGTCCCGTAGCGGAAAGATGATCCGGCGTCTCGTGCGGTCAAATCCAATTTCATAGCGTTGCAGCACCTCCTCTGTGAAGCCCGCCCTTACCAAGGAGAGGGGGCAAAACTCGAACATCCCAAGGATCGCCTCCGGTAGAACCGGAACCTCAAACGACAACCCCTGCTTCCTCTTGGCCGTCGGTTTGACCGACTCCAAGTACCGCTGCACATTGGCGATGGTGCTGTTGGGCATCCCGAGTTTCCTCAGGAGCGCGGGCAGCGCCCATCCCTCACCACAGACGTGGCAGTAGCTGGTCCCTGTCTGCCGGAACTGACTGGAGGGACCGACGTACACGTAGAAGGCGGGGGTCTTCTCGAGACCACCCTTGTGGAACGGGCAGAACGCCGACAGGTTGTCGGACGCATTGGTCACGTCAGAGAAGCGGATCTTCTCCTTCAAGATCAACACCACCTCGTCCCGCGTCATCAGTCCTCCAGCTCTTCGAAATCATCGGAGATCTCGTCTCGTGGAGAACGGGGTGCCGCGGGCGCGGGGGGTGGTATCTCCACGGTCACCGTGCCGGTGCTCCTGCTCCACTTCTGCGCTAAGTTCTGGGCTTCCCGCTTGGGTGGTAGGATTGGCTTGACCTCTTCTTCAGAATCGTCCCCAACGCCATGCAGGTGCTCGCCCACATATTCGAAGTTGACGCACGGAACCGCCGCGATCGTGAAGCCGTTGGCAGCGGTTTCACGGCACGCAGCGTAGTGGATGGATAGCTCGTTGACCCGTTTGTTGCGGACCAGACGAAGACCCAGATCGCAGTCCATCACAGCACCCGAGTTCATCGCGATACTGGCGGTACCGCGACTCTTCGTGTACTTCATGGCGGCGCGTTCATTCTCCTGCAGGATCGCGAGCATCGGGATCTTGGTGCTCTTGGCGATCCCCTTGAGTTGCCGACTCACGATGCTCATCACCTTCCAGTCCAACGCCTTGGACCCCGCGTCCGGCATCTCCAACATGTAGCTGGAGTCCAACATCACGAAGTGGGGCTTATACAGGTCGATCTTGCGCCGGATGTCGTTGGGACCGCCGGGGCCACCATCGGGACGATCCGCATCCGTAAAGAACAGCTCCCCACCAAAGTCCTCTTGTGTCGTGCGTTCCGCCACCTCTTCGATTGCGGCCCGCTCTTCCGGACTAAGCTGGCCCTTTCGATACGCCTCGTAGTTGACCTTGGCGATCAGGCAGGCGATGCGCGTACGGATCGACTCCCACCGCATCTCCTTGCTGTAGATCAGGATCCGCTTACCCGCGTTGAACAGGTGGGCCGCCACAATCAACCCAAACCACGTCTTCATGCTCTTGGGCAGCGCCCACACCATGATGAAGTCGCCGGGTTGAATGCCACCGGTATCACGGTTCATCCGATCCCAAGGGAACGGGATCCCCGTCATACCGCCGCCCTTCTCCAGGCTATCCAGATCTTCGAGGATCTGCTTCTTCGCCACCGCCCTGTAGTGGACGTCATTACTGGACCGACACCGTTCCTGCAGTTCCCCCATCTTGTTGTAGAGGGATGAGACCGCACCCGGCACATCCTCCGTCACGTTGCCGAGAAATTCCTGCAGGTACTTGTCGGCCTCACGTTTGGCCCAGCCGTCCAGCACCTTCTGGCACAGATCCTGGAAGTTCTCGACCGGGTCCACCAACTCGATGGACGGCATCGTCTCCTGGATCTCCTGCACACTGGGCACGTGGCCGAAGTTCTTGGAGCGCGTGTAATGCGCCTCCACCTTTGCCCACAAGTTCCGCCCATCCATCGTTCCGAAGACCTCGAAACGTAGACCCCGCTCGACCGCCTTGTCGAACATGTCGGCTGGTCGTCCTTCGGCCCCCTTGATGATGGCCGACATACATTGCAACTCCCAACTGGCCATACCGCCTCCGATAAGTATTACTGGTTAATATGCCTAGAACTCCATGCCTCCTGACCCGAGGTACTCCCGACGGGCGGTAAAGGGGCGGTCCTGGGTATCGCCCATCTTGCTGGCAACCACGTCCTCGATCGCCGCCTTCAAACGGTTGGCGAGGTCAGCGACTTCGGGATGGTCCTCCAGCCCCGACAGCTGGGCCATCCCGAAGCGCTTACCCTCTAACGTGAAGCCCACCTCAGCCGACACCGAGTTGACCGAATTGATCGTCACGGAGAAGGCGTCAACACCATCAATTCGGCATCCACTGAGCTGCTTCATCCCTACTCCTTGTCGAAATACGACATGTAGAGTCGTGTCCGGATGTCCTCGTCATGACCCAGCAGGGCCTTGCCGATGCTGTCTCGGGAAGCCTCCCACGCCAGGTCGTGCGCGACGTTCTGAGCGGTCCGGATCGAGTCCTCATTCGGATTGCACGGCAGACTCACGCTGCAGTGCACCTCCACGCTGTACGGGATCTTGTCCCACGTACCCGTGCCATAGTAGGCGGCGTCCGACACCTTGGTCGACACGCTCATGTTGACGCGCGCGGCCTGGTCGGCCGGTACGGTCAGCAACGTCTCCATCAAGTCTTTTGTACTTTCCATTCGTTCAACCTGCTGCTTTTCCTCTCCCACTTTTGGGTCAGAGGCGATTCGAACGACCGTGACGGCGAGGGCGGCCTCCCCAACCACCTGATTCTCCTTCACAACTTCACCACGATCTCTTTGGGGCCGTCCACCTTGGGCGTGCCCTCCACGATGGTCTTGGCGCCCGCCACCTGGTCACCCGGAATCGTCCCGTCCATCACCAAACGCTCCAGCGTCTCGGTGTCGATCTTCTTGATCACGCCCGGGATCAGCTTGACGTGGTCCGGCAGTTTGCCGGCCTGGTAGTCCACCGATTGCGGGGGACGGCTCCGCTTGAACGGACCCATCGTGAGCGGCCCGGCCGGAACCTGCCCGCGCACGTGATCTTTCGCCTCTGCCAAGCTGGCGTTGTACTGATCGGCCAGCGCAAAGAATCGATCGAACACCAGCTGGTTGTCGCTGATGTGGTCGAGGAGGGCTTGCCGAGCACGCTCGAAAGTAACGATCTTGTCAGCCATTTTACTTCTCCATACGGATGAGCTGATCCGCCAACTTGATGGCGGTCAGGATGTGATCGCACGTCGCTTCCCAAGGACTGGCCGGATCTTCCGGGTTAGTCTTGACCAGATCCTGTAGGGAGTTCGTCAACATGACGGGAACCGGGTAATCGACGTGCATACCCTTCACATAAGCTTGTACCAACGAGCCCCCCGAGTTCTGCACGTTGGGCGCCTTCAAGGGCAGGAGGCTTCTGGCCGCCGCCTGCCCGCACGCCACCACAACCTTGGGTTGGATGGCATGTATCTCCGCGTGTACCCGCTCGCTGCACTTCACCACGTCGGGTGTCTTGGCCAGCGGGATCAGCTGTTCATTCTGAAGTTCAACCGGAGGTCTGGTCGGGCACCCCGTGACGGGCGTGACGTAGAACTCTCGCAATTCGCGATTCCCGTACTCCAGGATCATGTCCAGTACGTACCGGTGGGCTGCCCCGGGGAATGAGCCACCGCCCACCTCCGCGGGATCCAGCCGATCCAGCACAAACACCACGGAAGCCTGCGTGTTACCGGCTCCTCGGATCGACCCTCTCCTGTTTCGGTAGAGCGGGCAGGCCTTACATGTCGCGAACTTGGCTTGAACTTGCCATACGTTATTTGAGATCGACATACCGCATACCGTGCTGCGCTATCGCGCTCTTGAGGCTTCTGCACATACCCCTGCACGGCCCAATACCCACATCCTCCAGCACCACCACGATCGGTTCCTTCTTACCCGGGTGTCTACGTTCGATCCTGCCTTTTCCTTGTTGGAACGCTCCCCACGCCTTAAAGGGCGTGGCAAAGATAACGGTGTCGAGCGCCGCGACGTCTAGGCCCTCTCGGGCCACCTGGAATGTTGCAAACGATACGTTGGATTGCTGGATGATCTGCGTTCGGGCCGCACCCGGTGTCTTACCCGAGATAGCGCCAGCAGTCAAGTTTTTTGCACCTCCCCTTTCATCGAACATTTTCTTCAATGTTTCCGGGTGGTCCGCCGAGTGCGTCAGCACCAAGACCTTCCTTCCGCTCCCCACCGCCTCGTCGACAAGTCTGAGGATAATCTCATTCCTTTCGCGGAGTTCCGCTAAGTACGTGTAAAGCTTACCCGCTGAGAACTCCCCGGCCCGGTCCGTGATCTGCCAGGCGTCCTGATTCAGACGGAAGGGTGTGGTCTTGAAGTAGGTGGTGGCTTGCAGGTCCCCCTGTAGGTCAGAGTGAAAGATGGTTCCGACCTGTGCGTAATACGCCCCTTCCAGCCCATCCTCCCGCTCTGCCGTGGCGGTCAGCCCGTAGCGGTTACCAAAGAACAGTGGAGCCGTTCTCAGGAACGTGGTGGCAGACAAGTGGTGAACCTCGTCAAACACCACGGTACCGAACCGCTTGCGCACCTCCATCGGGATCTGGTCTGCCCGCTGTGCCAACGTGTGGATCATGGCGAGGACGAGTGGTCGGTCCCACTGTGCCTTGGGTCCCTGGACGATCCCGATCTCCCCCTGCTGAAGCCCCAGGAACTGGGTAGCCCGCTCGGCCCACTGGTCGATCAGGCCCTCGTTGTTGACGATCACGATGGCGGGGAACCGACGATCTGCGATCTTCTTGAGGGCCAGCACGGTCTTACCCTTGCCGCACGCTAGGTTGAGGATTCCGTATGGGGCGGGTTGCAACCGTGACCAAGCCGCGCGCTGCTCATCATTGCGGAGATTGATCTGGTCTCCGAAGTCCACGTCGTCCCACGTTGCCGACAGATCCACCACCTCCCACGATGGAACTCTTTCACGCCAGTCCTCGTGAAGGTGGCGGCTCATTACCAAGTGATATTTTTCCAGACTGGCCAACCGGATCTGCTGCACCGCCCCCGTTCGGTTGTTGGTGGTCTGCACGACCGCGGACCGTAGGATCGCATCCGGGTTTCCGACCCGTTCCAACGGGATCCACATGTCCGCGGACAGGATCGTCCGACCCTGTGCCGTCTCCCCGCCATCCTGCTCTGGGACGTAAATTGAGGGGGGATTACTCTTGGGCGTCACTACCGCCATCCTGACCTCCGATGACGCGGCGCATCACCGCGAGAACCTCGTTACGGGCGTTCAGTTCCAACACCTTCGTGATGGGCCTGCCGTCCAACTTCAACACCAAACTCGTCATCGCGTCCACTAACGCGTCATACTTCTGCGCACTCAGCTCGCCCCGCAGGACCGGAAGGTCCCGATAGGTTCTGGTGAGCTCTACAATCTTTGCTGCCCGAGGATCCGTCTCCGGCACACCCAGGGTGGCCAGCAATCTGTACACGGTGGGTTCGGTCGGTACTCTTTCACCCGATTCGTACTCACGCAGGACCTTGCGAGACGGACCTCCAAGCTGCTCAATCCTTCGGGCCGAGATGCCACGGCTTTCCCGTAGCTCCCGAAGGAGGCTGGCCAGTGAGGTCGTCTTCGACATCAGGCCCTACCTTACAATGAAACAGGGTGGCCCTTCCAACTGGGCCGCAACAGGCCTAACATTCTTCATGTTGTCTGCTCCTCTTCGATAAGTGGGGTAGCGGGGGTCCAAGCGGCTTATACCAGAAATAAAACAACAACTGTGCGGAGTTACCGATGAGCAAGTTCCCGAATGTCCTGGACCACTACGATGATGGCGGCCTTCTGCTGCGCCGCACTTTCGATGGTAAGGCCATTCCGCCGATCATCAAGACGGCGGCCGACATGTCCAGCGCCAGCGTCCGTCATGACGACGACTACGCGTTGGTGTACCAGGGCGAATACGGCAAGGAGTATAGGCTTCCGGTGGTCGACGCGGGCAACGCTCTGGCCTCCGCCCTCTACTTCGCTGAGTACGGGGACACGCTGCCGGCGGAGCATCAGAAGGTAGCGGCCGCTAACCTAAAGACCGCATTGGAGTCTTTTGGTTTTGAGGTCCCAGAGCGCCTGACCAAGACCGCCACCATTGAGTTGGGGCGTACCGGTGAGGCCGACAACATGACGTTGGAGGCGCTGTTCGGACTACCCGACAACACCATCGAAGAGGTCAAGGGAGCGTTCGACGGCTGCAGCCCTCGCGGCAAGCGCCGCATGATGCTGCAGGTCAAGGAGGCGTCGGCCCAGCTGCCCGGATACATGCAGGACTACGGCCGCAGCGAGATCGGCACTGACCTTGAGGCTTCGTTGGACCTGCGCAAGCTGGTGGTGCTGGAGAAGGAGGCCACGGCCAAATTGAAGGAACTGCTGGAGAAGTCGGCCAGCATGGATCCGGACCTCCTGGCCAGTGAGATCGAGGTCTTCGACATCGAGCACAACCTCACGCACCTGTACGGTAAGGTCCTGCCCGATCCATACGCCTCGGTGTTCGGTACCGGTTTCGGGCAGGCCGTGAAGACCGCGTCCGCTGGGCCGCTTGAGATTGACGGGCGCCACTACTCGTCCGACACTATCGAGGCGTTCGCCAGCAAGAGCGCCGACCGTATCAAGGATGCGTTCGGTGACGACTTTGCCGACGAGTTCTCACGCAGTCCGGTGTCGGTGCTGGCCAGCCTGCCCGTGACACATCAACAGGCCATCGTACGGATGATCGGATGATCAAGTTGTCGGAAGACACGCTAACAGCCGACCCGACAACCAAGCGGGCCGCTTTCACGAATCCGGCTACCCATGCGCTTGTACTTGGCCTGCTCCTCTTGAAGGAGTTTGGACCCGAGTACTTGGCGTGGGAGCCGGAGACCGTGTGGGCCGAGGTCGAGAAGACCTGGGGTACCACCGTGTCGGAGATCAACAAGAACAAGATCCAGGCGGTTCGTCTCTGCTACGTACAGGAAAGGCCGTATCGGGACTGGGAGATCTTTGAGGACGTGGTGGCCGCCCTGAATGGGGTGATCCCGCGTTTCGACACCCTGCAGCGTCCCACTGCGGCGCACGCCGCGGCGGGGCTGGACATGATGCTGCAGATTCGGGAAAACTACCCAATCCATGACCAGATCTACCGATACTGCGCTGCCGTGTTGATGGATACGGGCGTAGCGTGGGGACCCGGCACTCTATCACCGTGTAATAAATTTCTAACCCCGATGGTGGGGCAGGCGCTGCAGGACAAGGTAGAGTCGGCGGTCTCCCGTGGAAAGGTGCCGACGTTCGACGGCACCAACGAGGACGACACCCAGATCATGAAGTCCACGACCATCAAGGACTACTGCGACTTTATGGCAAAGCAGCTGCTGAGTCAGATGCACCAACTGATGCCCTAGTGGGAGACCCGGATGGCAGACGGAATCAACCTTGGAGACCGTAGGCCCCGCGCCCGATCTATTGGTCGGCCGGAGACCTTCTACCCGAGCCCATTTTTCGATATCGCACAGAATTACATCCCGCGGTCCGTCAAGGACACGTTCGACTGGTGCCAGTTCTATCAGCTGACCAACCCGCTGATCAGCAACGTCACCAACAAGATGGCGACATACGCGATCACGGATCTGGTGTATGACGACGAGAACGAAGGCGTGGTAGATGAGTACCGAACTATCTTTGAAAAGCAGTTCCGGCTCAGAACCTTTCTGGTTGAGACGAACCTGGACCGATTCACTTATGGCAATTCCTTTGTCTCGGTCTCCTTCCCGTTTGTGAAGATGCTGCAGTGTCAGAACTGCTCTGCCGCCAAAGAGGCGCATAAGACCAAGTACCAATTCCGGGGCATGAAGTTCGTGATGGAGTGCCAGAGCTGCGGTCACTCTGGGGCCGCCATCGCCCGGGACGAGCCCGTAAAGAATCGTCAAAAGATTCAGCTGATCCGCTGGAACCCCAAGAACATCTCACTCAAGCACAATGAGTTGACGGGCGAGACCAAGTACTACTACTCGATGCCCCGCCAGATCAAGAACGAGATCATGCTGGGCAAGCGGGAGGTGCTGCACCAGACACCCCAAGCCTTCATTGACGCGCTGGGTGCCGGCAAGGCCATCAGCCTAGACGCTAACAAGATCTTCCACGCCAA